ATGTGGCGTAACCTCGCGTCCAACGCGCTGACGCTGTTCATCGTCGTGCTGTTTCTGCTCGGCGGCGTCATTCTGTGGGGCCAGCGTGCCTATCAGGAACCGGGGCCGCTGGCGCAGGCGATGTGCCTCGAAGTGCCCCCGAACTCCGGTATCCGCCGTGTCGCGGCGGAGCTGGAGAACATGGACGCGATCTCCTCGCGTATGATCTTCAACATCGCCACCGATGTGGGTGACAAGAACGCCGACCTGAAGGCCGGTAGCTTCCTGATCCCGGCAGGCGCGTCGATGGAAGAGATCATCACAGAGATCACCGGCACGGGTCAAAGCACCTGCGGCACCCAAGTGGTCTACGTGATCGGTGTGAACCGTGCCTTCGTCCGCGTGAACGAGCTGGACCCCGAAACCCGCGAGTTCGATGCTGTGGCAGAGTTCGACATCGGCGCGGCTGACGTGCCTTCCGAATACGCCGAAGTACGCGGCCAGCAGGACACCCGTTACGCTGTGAACGTCGTCGAAGGCGGCACCAGCTACAACATCGTGCAGGCGCTGAACGGCATCGACGCGCTGGAAGGCGAGATCACCGAGATCCCCGCCGAAGGCTCGCTCGCTCCGCAGTATTACGAGTTCCAGCCCGGTGACAGCGTGACGGCTCTCGTGCAGCAGATGGAAGACAAGCAGGTCGCCAACCTCGCTGCCGCATGGGAACAGCGAGACGACGATCTGCCCTACGACACGCCCGAAGAGGCGCTCATCATGGCGTCGATCGTTGAAAAGGAAACCGGCATCGCCTCGGAACGCCCGCAGGTCGCCAGCGTCTTTATCAACCGTCTGCGTCAGGGGATGCGTCTGCAAACCGACCCGACTGTCATCTATGGCGTGACGAACGGCGAAGGCGTGCTGGGCCGCGGTCTGCGCCGCAGCGAACTGGACCGTCAGACCCCGTATAACACCTACCTGATCGACGGTCTGCCGCCGACGCCCATCGCCAACCCTGGTATGGATGCGATCATGGCAGCGGTGAAGCCGGACGAGACGGACTACATCTTCTTCGTCGCCAAAACGCTGAACCCCGCCGATGGCCACGTGTTCTCGACCAACCTGTCGGACCACAATGACAACGTCGCAGCCTTCCGCGCTCTCGAAGCGGCGGCGAACTGATCGGACGGGGCGTTAACCTCAAATATGCAAGCTCCGGCTATTGTCACTGACAGGCTGGACGCAAACGAAAGCGGTCCTTCGGGGCCGCTTTTTCGTTTCCGCTCTACTGGCGGAGCCATTGAGGCAGGCAACATGACGCAAGCTGAAGATCACCGGACCGCCGACAAACGGCGGCTGGACGAAATGATCGAGATCTACGAAAGCGCGGTGCAGTCCGTGCGCCAGTTGATCGCAAGGATCGACGCCGGAGACGAGGAGGTGCCCAAGAAACTGGGTGCCCAGATCTCCACACTCTTCGATCTCTACGTCCGCATCCGCAAGGGACAGGACGACTTCAACGAAAAATTCGGGAAAGCAGATGCAGACATCACCGATATCGCGCGCATCAGGGATGAAATCGGGCGCAAGCTTGATCGCATCCGCGAGCGCGGCTGAACAGAAGCGCTTTCTGGACGAACTGGAGGAGGCAGAGCTGACCGCTCTGCCTTTTCTGTTCGAGTTCTGGGCGCTTGGCCACCAGCTCCCGCCCGCAGGCGACTGGCGCACATGGGTCATCTTGGGCGGTCGCGGAGCGGGCAAAACGCGGGCAGGGGCCGAATGGGTGCGTTCGGTGGTGGAAAGCGGCACCGCGAAACGCATCGCCATCGTGGGGGAGACCAACGACCAAGCCCGCGAGGTGATGGTCTTTGGCGACAGCGGCATCATCGCCTGCTGCCCGCCGGACAACCGCCCCGAATGGATCGCGGGCCGCAGGATGCTGGTCTGGCCGAACGGCGCGTCGGCGCAGGTGTTCTCGGCCTTCGATCCCGAGGCCCTGCGCGGCCCCCAGTTCGACGCGGTCTGGGCTGACGAGATCGCCAAGTGGAAACGCGGGCAGGAGACGTGGGACATGATCCAGTTCGGCCTCCGTCTGGGCGACGACCCGCGCGCCTGCGTGACCACCACGCCGCGCAACGCGGCGGTGCTGAAGGAACTGCTGGACCGCTCCAGCACCGCCGTTACCCACGCCCCGACCCACGCCAACCGCGCCAACCTCGCGGCGGGTTTCCTTGAAGAAGTCGAGCGCCGCTACGCAGGCACACGCCTCGGGCGGCAGGAGCTTGACGGCGTGCTGCTGGCGGACGTCGAAGGCGCGCTCTGGACCTCTGCGGGGCTGGAGGGGGCGCGGCTGGACCACGCGCCCGTACTGGACCGCATCGTCGTCGCCGTAGACCCGCCTGTGACGGGCCACAAACGCTCGGACGCCTGCGGGATCATCGTCGCGGGCGTGACGATGACCGGCCCGCCGCGCGACTGGAGGGCCTACGTGCTGGAGGACGCCTCGGTGCAAGGCGCCTTGCCCCACGTCTGGGCCAAGGCCGCCGTGGACGCCTACCGCCGCCACGGCGCGGACCGTCTGGTGGCAGAGGTTAACCAAGGCGGCGCGCTGGTCGAGGAGGTCGTGCGCCAGATCGACCCGCTTGTGTCCTACCGCGCCGTCCGCGCCGCCACAGGCAAAAGCGCCCGCGCCGAACCCGTCGCGGCGCTCTATGAACAGGGCCGCGTGGCGCACCTGCGGGGGGTCGGCGATCTGGAGGACCAGATGTGCCGCATGACCATGCAGGGCTATGACGGGCAGGGCTCGCCCGACCGCGTCGATGCGCTGGTCTGGGCGCTGCATGAGTTGCTGATCGGTCCCGCTGCCAACTGGCGCGCTCCGCGTGTGAGGGGGCTGTAGCTGCGCCCTTGCGGGCTTGCGGCCTCCGGCGGAGGTATTTTTGTCAGAATGAAGAGGCGGGGGCACCGTACGGTGCCTTCGCCGCATTTTAAGAGGAATGGCGGATAACGGTTTCATCGGATCGGGCGGGATCAAGGAGAAGCCAATGTTTGACTTTCTGAAACGCGGCGCGGCACAGGTGCCCGAGGCAAAGGCATCCGCCACAGGGCGCGTTGTTGCCATGGGCGCGGGCCGCGTTGTCTGGTCGCCGCGTGATACCGCGTCACTGACCAAGCAGGGCTTTACTGGTAATCCGGTCGGGTTTCGCGCGGTAAAGATGATTTCCGAGGCCGCTGCCGCGCTGCCGCTGGTCTATCAGGACCGCGAACGCCGTTATGAGGAGCACCCCGTCGCGGGTCTCTTGCAGCGTCCCAATGGCGGGCAGGGCCGCGCCGCGTTTCTGGAGGCAGTCTACGGCCAGCTTCTGCTGACGGGGAACGCCTATCTGGAGGCCGTCGGCGCGGACGATCTGCCGCTGGAGCTGCATGTGCTGCGCTCCGACCGCATGAGCCTCGTTCCTGGCGCTGACGGCTGGCCCGTGGCCTATGATTACGCCGTTGGCGGGCGCAAGCATCGTTTCGCCCTCGGCGACGGTCCTAGCCCCATCTGCCACATCCGCAGCTTCCACCCGCAGGACGACCATTACGGCCTCTCGCCGATGGAGGCCGCCGCGACGGCCGTGGACGTGCACAACAGCGCCTCGCGTTGGTCGAAGGCGCTGCTCGATAATGCCGCGCGTCCGTCGGGTGCGATCGTCTACAACGGTGCTGACGGGCAGGGCACCATGACCGCCGATCAGTACGACCGCCTGCTCCACGAGATGGAGACCATGCACCAAGGCGCGCGTAATGCGGGGCGTCCGATGCTGCTCGAAGGGGGGCTCGACTGGAAACCGATGGGGTTCAGCCCGTCGGATATGGAGTTCCAGAAAACCAAGGAAGCCGCCGCGCGCGAGATTGCCACCGCCTTTGGTGTGCCGCCGATGATGCTCGGCATTCCAGGGGATGCGACCTACGCCAATTATCAGGAGGCAAACCGCGCATTTTATCGCCTCACCGTCATGCCGCTGGCATCGCGGGTCACGGGGGTCATTGCAGACTGGCTGTCCGATTTCACCGGCGAGCGCATCGACATGCGTCCCGACCCCGACCAGATCCCCGCACTGGCGGCCGAACGCGAAGCGGCGTGGCGGCGTGTGAGCGATGCGAGTTTCCTCACCGACGCGGAGAAGCGCGCATTGCTGGGCCTGCCTGCGCTGGAGGTGACGCATGGGTGATGTCGTTGACCTCAAACCCCGCGAGGAGCCGCCCGCCACCGATTTCTGGTTCGCCCAGCTCGATCTGCGCTTGGGCCGTATCGAAACCGTCATCACGCGGCTGGCCCGTCAGGTCTGGCTGGTGATGTGCGCCGTGCTGGCGCTGACGCTGGCGACGCTTGTCAGTCAGATCGCCGGATAAGGAGAGACCATGCTTGAACACAAATTCACGGCCCTTGGCGGGGACGTTGCCCTGACCGACGGGCATGTCATCGCGGGCTACGCCTCGCTCTTCGGGGCGGTTGATCAGGGCGGCGATATCGTCGAGCGGGGGGCCTATGCGGCCTCGCTGAAACGGCTCGCGGCCAAAGGCGGCGCGGTCAAGATGCTCTGGCAGCACGACCCCGCGCAGCCCATCGGCATCTGGGACGAAGTAACCGAGGACGACCGCGGCCTCCGTGTCAAAGGCCGTCTGCTGACCGACGTTGCCAAAGGCCGCGAGGCTGCCGCACTGATCGAGGCTGGCGCCATCGACGGGCTCTCCATCGGGTACCGCACGCTCAAGGCATCCAAGGATGCGCAGGGCCGCCGTCTGCTGACCGAGCTCGACCTGTGGGAGGTGTCTCTCGTGACCTTCCCGATGCTGCCCGAGGCGCGCGTTGCCGCCAAGGGTGACACCCCCGAACACACCGCGCTGCGCGATGTGGCAGATGCGTTCCGCAGCGCCGCACGGATTTTCGCCAAGGGCTGAGCCCGCTTTCGAAAGGACAGGAATGGAACACCCCGAGATCAAATCCCGGGCCGGAGAAGACGTGTCTCCGGCCGAGGACATGAAATCCGCGCTGAGCGATTTCATGAGCGAATTCAAAACCTTTTCCGACGGCATTGATGCCAGATTTCAACAGCAGGAAGACCGGATGACCAAACTCGACCGTAAATCGCTGATCGCAGCACGCCCCGTACTCTCGGCAGGCGCACATGAAGAAGTCCCGCACCAGAAGGCGTTCGCCGCCTACCTGCGTTCGGGCGATGACGAGGGCCTGCGTGACCTGCCGCTCGAAGGCAAGGCGATGTCCTCGACCGTGGCTGCCGACGGCGGCTATCTGGTGGACCCGCAGACCTCGGACCACATCAAATCGGCGCTGAATTCGACCGCGTCGCTGCGCGCCGTCGCCTCCATCGTGACAGTCGAGGCGACCTCGTATGACCTCCTGATCGACCACGCCGACATGGGCGCGGGCTGGGCGAACGAGGACACCGCCACCGGCGAGACCGCGGCCCCGCAGATCGACCGCATCACCATCCCGCTCAACGAACTCTCGGCCATGCCGAAGGTCTCGCAGCGCCTTCTGGATGACAGCGCGTTCGACATCGAAAACTGGCTGGCCTCGCGCATCGCGGACAAGTTCGCCCGTTCCGAAGCTTCGGCCTTTGTCGCGGGCAATGGCGCCGACAAACCCAAGGGCTTCCTGACCTATCCCGTCACCCCGAATGCGGCGTGGGAGTGGGGCAAGATCGGCTATGTCTCCACCGGCGTGTCGGGCGGCATCGAGACCGGCGATCCGATCATCGAACTGGTCTATGCCCTCGGCGCCGAATACCGCGCGGGCGCGAGCTTCGTGATGAACTCGAAAACCGCCGGCACTGTCCGCAAGCTCAAGGACGCCGACGGCCGTTTCCTGTGGTCGGACGGCCTGAGCCAGGGCGAACCTGCACGCCTCATGGGCTATCCGGTCCTCATCGCCGAGGACATGCCTGACGTCGCCGCAGGTGCCAATGCGATTGCCTTTGGTGACTTCGCGCAGGGCTACACCATCGCCGAACGCCCCGACGTGCGCCTGCTGCGCGATCCGTTCTCGGCCAAGCCGCACGTTCTGTTCTACGCGACCAAGCGCGTCGGCGGTGCCGTCAGTGACTTCAAGGCGATCAAGCTGCTGAAGTTCGCAGCCTGAGCCACCCCATAGGCAGGCGATCCTCCCCGCCTGCCTGACCGGACGCGCCCGCATTGTCCAGCTGTTCCCTCCGTCCGAGCAGTGTCGGGATTTGCGTCCGGTCTCCTTTCCACGCCGCCTTCGGAGACCTTCCATGATGCTGACAGAACAGACACCGGTGCCCGCCGCGGCCCTTCCGGTGGCCCAATTCAAAGACCACCTGCGTCTGGGTGCCGATCTCCCCGAGGACGGCTCCGGCGATGCCCCGCTGCAAAGCTGCCTGCGCGCCGCTATCGCCGCGATCGAGGCCCGCACCGGCCGCATCCTGATTTCGCGCCCGTTCACGTGGGTCATCGGCCAGTGGCGCAATCCGTCCGAACAGACGCTCCCCGTGCAGCCCGTGTCCGACGTGACAGCCATCCGCCTTGTGGACCGCGCAGGAGGCGAGACCACCGCCAGCGGCTTTGCGCTCGCGCCCGGTTTTCGCGGCCCGTTCCTGATCGCGCTGGGACTGGAGCTGCCGCACATCCCCGCTGGCGGCTACGCCCGCGTGGAACTGACCGCAGGCTACGGCACCACCTTCGACGCGATCCCCGCCGATCTGGCGCAGGCGGTGCTGATGCTCGCCGCGCACTACTACGATTTCCGCCACGGCCAAGCGGTCGAACGCGCCACGTTCCCGCCCGCCGTCGCCGCCATCACCGCGCGTTTCCAGCCGATCCGCATGACCGCAGGAGCCCGCCCGTGAAAGCGCCCGTCCTGAACACGCCTCTCACGCTGCAAACCCGCACCCGCACGCCCGACGATGCGGGCGGCTATGCCGAGGGTTGGACCGATGTCGCGACCGTCTGGGCCGCCGTCGATGCCCGCGCCAGCGCTTCCGGCACCTCGCTGCGCATCATGGCCCGCAATGACATCCGCCCCGCGCGGCACGACCGCATCCTCAGCGGCGGACGCAGCTACACGGTCAACGCTGTGGCCGATGCGCAGCGCGGTTTCCTGCTCTGCTTCGCGAAGGAGGACACATGACCTACGCGCTTTCCGCCGCCCTGCAAGCTGCGGTTTTCCAGCAGCTCTACACCGACCCCGAGGTCGTCCGTCACCTCGGCTCCCACATCTATGACGCGCTGCCCTTCGGCACCGCGCCGCAGCTCTATGCGCAGCTTGGCCCCGAAACGGTGAAGGACGCATCCGATGCCACGGGCCACGGTGCCCAGCACGATTTCACCGTGTCCGTCGTCACCACGCAGGCAGGCTTCACCGCCGCGAAAGAGGCCGCCGCCGCGATCTGCATCGCGCTCGAAAACCCGCTCACGCTCACCGCCGGACACCTCGTCTCGCTCGCCTTCACCCGTGCCGTGGCCGCCCGTCAGGGCGACGACACCCGCCGCATCGACCTGCGCTTCCGTGCGCGCACCCAGCTTAACTGAGGCCCGTAAGCCTCTGACACAAGGAGATTTTCTATGGTAGCGCAGAATGGCAAAGACCTTCTGATCAAGATCGACATGACCGGCGACGGCCAGTTCGTTACCGCCGCTGGCCTGCGTGCCACGCGCATCAGCTTCAACGCCGAAACCGTCGATGTCACATCGCTCGAAAGTCAGGGCGGCTGGCGCGAACTCTTGGGCGGCGCGGGCGTCAAATCCGCGTCCATCTCCGGCTCCGGCGTGTTCAAGGACGCCGACACCGACGAACGCGCCCGCCAGATTTTCTTTGACGGCGTGACCCCCGAATTTCAGGTGATCATTCCCGACTTCGGGACCGTGCAGGGCGCGTTCCTGATCACCTCGATCGAATACGCGGGGAGCCACAACGGCGAGGCCACCTACGAGCTTTCGCTCGCCTCCGCTGGCGCGCTGACCTTCACGGCGGCCTCGTAATGGCGAACCCCCACGCGGGCGAAGTCGCGCTCTCCATCGACGGCCAGACCCATACCTGCAAACTCACGCTCGGCGCACTGGCCGAGCTGGAGGCGACCTTGGGCGCCGGATCGCTCGTCGATCTGGTCGCCCGGTTCGAGGCCGGTCACTACACCTCCGCCGATGTGATGGCGCTGGTCGTGGCCGGCCTGCGGGGCGGCGGCTGGCAGGGGCAGGCGTCCGACCTTCTGACCGCCGACATCGCGGACGGACCCATCGGCGCGGCCCGCGCGGCGGCGCAAATGCTCGCCCGCGCCTTCACGCCGCCCGCCTGATGGACTGGGCGGGTCTCCTCCGAACCGGTTTGCGCGTCCTGCGCCTCAAACCGGCCGAGTTCTGGGCGCTCACGCCTGCCGAACTGATGCTGATGCTCGGCACGGACGCCAGCACGCCCGTCATGGGCCGCGACCGCCTGTCAGAGCTGTCGCGCCTCTATCCCGACACCCCGAACGGAGGGCCAGATGCCTGACTTCGACGACCTTGACGACCAGCTCGCGGACACCTCCGCCATGACCAGCGCGTTCGGCGACGAACTGCGCGGGCTGCGCAGCACCCTGTCGGACACGACCCGAGACATTGCGGGCCTCGAACGCGGTCTCTCCACCGGCCTGCGCAAAGCCTTCGACGGCGTGATCTTCGACGGGCAGAAGCTCGGCGACGCGCTCACGGGCCTCGCCCAGCAGCTTGGCAAGACCGTCTACAACAGCGCGATGAAGCCCGTCACCGATCACTTCGGCGGTCTCATGGCGGACGGCGTCGGCGCGCTTGTGTCGGGCATTCTGCCCTTCGCCAACGGCGCGCCGTTTTCCCAAGGCCGCGTCATGCCCTTTGCCAAGGGCGGCGTGGTCAGCAGCCCCACGACCTTCGCCATGCGGGGCGGCACGGGCCTCATGGGCGAGGCAGGGCCAGAGGCCATCATGCCCCTCACGCGCGGTGCCGATGGCCGTCTTGGTGTGCGTGCGCAGGGCGGTGGGTCCGTGAACGTCACCATGAACATCACCACGCCCGACGTGCAGGGCTTTGCCCGCAGCCGCGACCAGATCGCCGCCCAGATGTCCCGCGCCTTGGGTCGCGGCCAGCGCAACCGCTAAGGAGACCCCGCCATGTTCCACGACGTGCGCTTTCCCGCATCGCTTTCCTTCGGCTCCGTCGGCGGCCCCGAACGCCGGACCGAGGTCGTGACCCTCGCCAACGGCTATGAGGAACGCAACAGCCCGTGGGCGCACTCGCGCCGCCGCTATGACGCGGGCGTGGGTCTGCGTTCGCTCGATGATGTCGAGGCGCTGATTGCCTTCTTCGAGGCCCGCCGCGGCCAGCTTTTCGGCTTCCGCTGGAAGGACTGGAGCGACTACAAATCCTGCCTTCCGTCGATGGAGCCAAGCGGCCTCGACCAGCACATCGGCACGGGCGATGAAGTCGCCACCGACTTCCAACTCGTCAAGCGCTACGCCTCCGGCCACGTCACCTACGACCGGCCCGTGACCAAGCCCGTTCTGGGCACCGTTCTCGTCACTATCGGCGGTATCCCGCAGTCGGAAAGTATAGATTATACAGTAAATTACACGGCGGGCCTCATCCGGTTTATCCACGCCCCCGACGTCGGTGCGGACATCCGCGCGGGCTTCGAATTCGACGTGCCCGTGCGCTTTGATACCGACCGCATCCAGACCTCCGTCGCCAGTTTCCGCGCCGGAGATGTCCCCGCAGTTCCCGTGGTGGAGGTCCGCGTATGACCCTCTCGGATCACCTGAAAACCGGCATTACAACCATCGCCCGCGCATGGGCCGTCACCCGCAAGGACGGCCTCGTTCTGGGCTTCACTGACCACGACCGCGACCTCCGTTTCGACGGTATTACCTTCCGCGCTGGCGCTGGCCTCACCGCCCGCGCGCTCGAACAATCGACGGGCCTTTCGGTCGATAATTCCGAGGCGATCGGCACCCTTTCTGACGCCGCCATCACCGAAGAGGACATCGCCGCAGGCCGCTACGACGGTGCGGGCGTCACCTTCTGGCACGTCAACTGGGCCGACACCTCCCAGCGCAAACGCATCTTTCGCGGCAGCATCGGAGAGATCCGCCGCGCCGGTCCCGAATTCCAAGCCGAACTGCGCGGTCTCGCCGAGGCGCTCAACACCCCCCAGGGCCGCGTCTACCAGCGCGATTGCAGCGCCTTGCTCGGCGACGCGCAATGCCTCGTGGACACCGCCGATCCCGCCTTCAGCGTCACCGTGACACCCACCATGATCACCGCCACCGAACTCACCTTCACCGGCCTCGACACCTACGCCCCGCGCTGGTTCGAAAAGGGCAACCTCACGGTCCAACAAGGCCCCGCCAAGGGCCTCATCGGTCTCATCAAAGCAGACCGTTTCACCGGCCTTGGCCGCACCATCGAACTCTGGGAGCCGATCCGCACCCTCGGCCTGCACGAGGTCCGCCTCACCGCAGGCTGTGACAAGCGCATGTCTACCTGCCGGTACAAGTTCGCGAACCTCAAGAACTACCGCGGTTTTCCCGACATTCCCGGTGACGACTGGCTGATCTCCAGCCCGCTGCGCGCGGGCAATCACAACGGCGGTTCGCTGCGATGATCGTAGCAGAGGCCCGCCGTTGGATCGGCACCCCGTACCGCCATCAGGCCAGTTGCCTCGGCGCGGGCTGCGATTGCCTCGGCCTGATTATCGGCGTCTGGCAGGCTTGCGTCGGCCCGCTCCCGCAGGACATTCCGCCCTATGCGGCGGGCTGGACGGGCGCGGACGACCTCATGCCCGCGCTCGCCCGCCACCTCATCCCCAAAACGCAGGCAGATACAGGCGACATCCTCCTGTTCCGTATGAAAGACGGCCAGCCCGCCCGCCACGCCGCGATCCAGTCGGCCACGGGCGAGGACGCCGCGTTCATCCATTCCTGCTCCGGTCACGGCGTTGTCGAAAGCCGCCTGACACCCCCTTGGGCCCGCCGTATCGCGGCCCGTTTCGCATTCCCGAAAGGAGACATCTGA